AGATGTTTGAAGCTTTGGAAGAGGGCAGCGCAATGGTCAATGTATGGCTGACTTGTGCCACTACGGTAGAGGTAGTGCTGGTAGAGCTTGGCTGGTTCCACTGCATAATCCAAGTGGATGGTCAGGTCATCCTCGACCACTGCCCGCAAAGGGAAGCGCTCGGCCTCCATAGCCTCTTTTCCAGTGCGACAAAGATTGTTGACTAATGGCTGCGTGCCAAGGTCTAGAAGCGTGTGTGCCATTAGCCAATAAAGCCCATCGGGGCGCGACTCATGGGCATACTACCAAAGAATTTCTCCTTGTACAGCATCAGCCCAGATAGTAAGCGCTCACTGAGGAAAGCCATGGCTCGTTGGTCGTAACCTTGTAGCGTCATGATGGGCTCCTTGAACTCCTCCCAGATGGGCCACAGGCAATCGAAAAGCCTGTTCATCACGCGCTCATAGGACTGCCTAGGACCAAACAGCATCGGGCCACCCTGGAAGATGTTCTGGTTCCACACAGCAGCCATTTCTTCCGCAGAGAAAGGAAGCTTGCCAGCTTCTGCCAATGCCATCGTCATTTCAATGCCAGGGAAGGAATGGCCTCCCCTGAACTGAGTGGCAAGGGAACAGTTGAAGACGCAGGGTTCGGAAGTGTACAACACGCGCTCATCAGCACGAGCAAGTGCATCTTCGTCCCAAAACCTTCGGTACTGGCAGTTGCCAATGAGCTGTGCATTGCTGTTGATCATTAGCCAATACACTGCCGTAAGTTCTCCCCACCATGGATTGAGCATTGAAATGCTATGGCCTTCGTCATCAAGAAGATGACCTTGGATTTCATGGAAGGTGCGCTGCTCTATGGTGAGCTTGCAAGCATTGGCAATGACCACTTGCATATTGGTCCGTGAAGCAAATTTCAGCGGCATGTCGTGCATGCACACTGCATACATTTGCAAGTCAGAAGGTTTCATACACCTTCCGTGCATGCCATAGTTCGTTGTAATTGTTCACGCCTTTGGCTCCCACTCCAGTGAGATCACCACCGCCAGATGGTTTGCTCCATGCCATGATCGTGCCATCAGGAAGGATGAAGGCTCGGTTCTTCTGTTCATGCGTGGGAGTAAGCTCCAAGTAGTCACCAAAAACGTGGTTAGCATTGCCGCCATTCGCTGCTAGTGCTGCACCAAGAAGCGTAGGGCCAGTGGGACACAATGGGGTGATGCCGTAGTATTGTTCGTGACAATTGTTCACGATCATCTCAATGGCAGTAACCAACGCAGGATTGCTTGGCTTGGAATAGAGAACAGTGGTGGCGCATGCCCAGGAAGTGTAGCTGAAGCGTTGAATGTCCCGGAAGGCTAGGAATTCAATGCGGTCGCTCAACGCCACTGGATTGACGGCTCTGATAGCAATGTCAAAATACCAGCCACCAAGCTTGTTTAGCAGGCAGAACCGTCCAAGGTCAGCCTTGTAAGAATAGGGGCGCAAAGAATCATAAGCCCACAGCACATCGAGATCATAGTTGTCAGCTATGAACTGCCTCAGTGTTTCTTTGTTGTAGATGGTATGTTCTTCCTTGGGAAAAGCTGCTTGTACTGTGCCAGTAGCATGCCGCAAGAAAGGAGAAAGTTCTTGATCTTCAGCATCAGAAAGAAAGATTTGTGAGATTGGCATTAGTCAATCCTCACGGTAGGAAGAATGTCTTCGTCTACGCTGTCTTTCTTAATTGCAAGTGTGCGTTCAACAATGTCAAGCATTTGATCGCCAATGTAAGGCCAGGTCATGTGCTCCCGATGCACCAGCTCCCAGCATTGTGCTCCCATCTCGGCCAATTTTTCTCGGTCGTAGTAATAAACATTGAGGATGTCTGCCATATCTATTGGGGATGGCTGTCCTCGGTCAAGGCCATAGTTGCAATCCACTTCCCAGCTTTCAATCTCTATGCGGGGCTGGTTATGAAAGATTTCCTTCAAACTCGTGTGGTTGGGCACCACTTGCGCCACGCCAGTTGCAGCATGTTCAGTATTGACCAGGCCCCACCCTTCGCCAATGCAAGTGTTCACACCAACGTCCACTGCGTTGTACACTTTGTTCAACTGCTCGACGGGAAGGCAGTTGTCAACGGAAAAGTCGGGGCTGGTAAGAATGAGCTTGCCAGTGGCATCATATCCAGCATCACGCGCCACTCGCTTGAAAAGCTCAACAATGGGCCATCCCATGTCCTTTTTGCCCATATGGAGCCATAGGCGAGCATCAGGCTTGTCTTTGGCAAATTCAATGAATCCTTTAATAGTCAAATCAATACGCTTTCGTGGTTGATTGCGATTGCCATTGAAGACAATGAAAACATCGTTTGGCACTCCTAGTTCCTTGCGGCACTCTTCCTTGCTCAATGGGAAGAACTTAGTGAAGTCAGTGCCATGACCAACCACATTAATATGCTTGTCATACCCCGCAAGTCTTAATTCTTTCGCCGCAAATTCTGTGTAGGTGGCCAAGCCATCCCATTCCAACATTGGAGCAGCTAACGAAGGAAAGAGCCCATAGGAATCAATGGGGGTGTAAACAAACCATTTGAAGCCAAATTTTTCTTGAAGCGGCTTAGCTTGATTCCAAAGGTTGATGGCAATCCAAATATCGTTGGTCACCCAAATCAAATCGGGCTTTTCGCGTTGGATAATTTCGGCAATGCGATGAGCGCCAAACGGATCGGTGCCATGCAGCATGGCTGGATACACCTTGTACTTCTTTGCTTCTGGATGGGGGTCACCGTGGTAGTTGCTAGGCATTACCACCACTTCATACTCTTTGGCCAGTGCTGGAAGCAGGTTTTCGGCCACTCGGCCAAAGCCTGTCTCTACGAATGCGTCACCACAGTACAGGATGCGTTTCATCGGGAAAGTCGGAATCTTTCCGATGATAGTGGCAAAATCAAGAAGAGCAGCAATGAATGCCGCTGGCCAATGGCGTCAAAAATTTTCAGATATCCACACCATCAACACAACTCCCATGCTCAGCGTCAAGCAAAAGGCCAAAAGACCAGCCAGCTCCCCATAGGCCGTAAGCGCCCAAGCACAAGCCACAAGCGTTCCTATTGTTATCCCCATGTGAAGAGAGACGATAAGGAAGCTGGTGAGAAGAGCCCCAGCTAGTCGACGGAGTCGGTTCATCGTCATGGAGCGGTTTGGTCGATCGTAGCCGCGCCTTGTCATGCTGTCAAGGCTCACACGGAAACCACTGGAGCCTGTTGCCTGAGGTAGCGCACGGAACAACGACACCTTGCGCGACAGGCACAACGCTGGCCTGGCAGGGGAAGACTGCCGATGGGGACAATGCCACGGGCCGAGTAGCCCAAGCAATCCTGGCAGTGCGCTGCTTGGCTGTCCAGGATGCGCTGCATCAATGAGTAGCCCTGCCGTCCTTGCCTAATGGCAGTGCCCTCCCAGAAGGAATTTCTTACGCTTTCGGCATAAAGCCCAATACGAGCAAGGGCCATCGGAGGTGAAATACTATTGGCCAGCAAGCCAGAAGCAAACTTTTGTAAGTAGGCATACTCGGCCCGTAGTTTCTGTCCGATGCGGCCATAATCCGCCTGGGAAATAGCAGCCTTACCACCAGCCCCAACCATCGTTGCTTGAATGTGTGCAGGCTTGAGGGCTTCACGAACACTACCTTGCCATTGATCTATCGTGATGGAACCATCAATGAGACGATTGGTAAAGTCCTTGAGCTGTGTGCTCAGTTTGTTTATCCTTCCGTCTATCAGTGCTTCAATGGCCTTTTGACTTAGGAATCGACCATTCTCCCCGCGATAGCGCCCGCTGATTGGATCGTAGGACCATTCGGCATCAAAACGATTTTCACTGGCAAGAATGGTTTCAGCAAATGATGAAACATCAAGAAGGCTGGACATCTTCGGCCTCCAGCAGATCCTTGAACCTTTCTGGAGCTAGCTCTTTCCATTGGTTCAATGCAGCATCAATGTCCTCGGGCGACACAAAAGCAGCCTCCTCATCGTCGCTCAGCAAAAAGCCGGAAGTCTTCAATGGGTCGATTGCATCATTCTTGCTTGCTAAGAATTCTTCATGCTTTTCAAGGAATATCGCATGAGTGGAGCATGGCATGAAAATAGGACCATCTTCCCCTTCCTCCTGATGAAAGCCTGTGCAGCCAATCTTTTCCGCTGTGTTGAGTGCTTCTTGCTTTGTGGCATACGAATGTGCGGATGGATCTTTGGCATCTACTTTACTGCTAACCATTTTTGCTGGTCCCTTACGATCAGGATTAGGATCTGACTGGCGCTTGCGGGCAACAATTGTCTGACGTTCTTCCTTGCTCAGTGCTTCCGCCTTTGCCTTTGGTAGACATTTGGGCTTCCCTTCCTTTTCTTCACGCCCGCCGCATTCACCAAGGATTTCCCCATTGGCGCCAATCCTCACCCATTCTTCCTTGAACCATTGCTCAA